ATTAAACGTTTAAATTTTTAAGATTATGAAATTTTTCACAAAAAATGGAGAAAAATAATACCATTTGTCAATTTTTTAACTGGGATCTAAATTCAATAATGATATATAGTTATAAGGTTGGTACAATTTTTGCTTAATTTATATAATATATATATAATATATTAATTAATATGATAGATAGATAGATAGATATAATATACTACATTAAGAACGTCCAACTGGAACACACATACCTATTTTCATTTCTTCATGTATTTTATCTTTTCTTGCTTTTTTACTCCGTGGTGGTATATGGACATTATCTCAGAGCTGTCGGCGAGTTGGACGGTCATTAAATTGCGTTTTTGTTAAATAGAAATTAATATTTAAATATTCTTAATACTTTTAATAGTAAAATATATTATATTAAAAATATATAAGAATTTTACATATCTTTTATGTAACAATAAGGAGTGCATTATGGCCCAACCAGGTATTTTTGATCACAAACCACAACCTCAACCTGCAATGAGAACAGCTCCACCAACTCCTCCAGTTATTCCTAAGCAGGATTTTAAATTACCTATCGAGGCTGCAGCTGAGGCAGTGAGTAGAAGTAAGATGGTTGCAAAATCCGCGTTATCATCAAAAGAGGCTCAAAGAGAAGCGCAGCAAGATGAAGCTATAGCTGCAATCAATGATGCAGCTTCAGGTTCTTCTTCAAAAGAAAATGAAGACGCTATTCAAGAACTTAGTAAAGTTACTGAAGAAGATTTAAAAATGGCTGAGGCTATGATTTTCAATGGTTATGCCGAAATGGTGATCCCAGTTCCTAATTTTATTAATCATAATATAAAAGTCTGTACTACATCTCCTGAAGATATGGATATAGTAGATGAAATGATTTTTGATTTGATTAAACAAAATGAGAATAAAGATGATAATACGGTTAATTTATCAGATTCAAATGTAAAGTCAGCTAGAAATGTTTACACATTAGCATTAAGTTATATTGGTATGGATAATAAAGATATTCATACTGACAAAACATGCCAGTTGAATATTATTAAAAAAGCCATAGAAAGTTTATATAATTATGAAGTTGATGGTGATATTAAAGGAATGACGAAGATGAAGGATGAAATTAAGAAAGCTATTCGTAAGAGATCGTATATGATTAAAAAGCTTCCAACTCCTATGATTGATTTTATATCAAACACTAAATATGAGTTTGATAGAAGAATGTTTGATATTATGAATATGAAAAATATTGCATCAAAATAATGGGATCCACTACAGGGGCAGCTAGGGCCCAGTTTCTTTATGACGGTAAAAAATTTAAATACAATTCGATGCAAGAATCAATTGCAATTAAAGTTTTTAACGATATAAGAAATAAAGAATTGTTGCAACCAATCTTTTCTGTAGTGGATCCAAGTAAGGCTGATAAGTTGCTTAAACAATATCGAGGAGTTTTATTCCCAGAAGAACGATGGGATGATTTGAAATATATGAAGAGGGCCCAAAAATTATTTGAAAAATTAAGACATATGGTAATAAAGATCAAACCGTTAGGATAATTAACTTCTTGTTACGTTTCCTACCAATATCGTACAATATATATTATATTGTTATTAACTCCTTGTTTCTAACTTAAATATAATGGCGGTTCAGTAATGCCTCCATCTGCGCTCAATAAAAATAAACTAATTAGTTTAAAACTAATCATAATTTAATTATTGGATAATTATAATGGGTTGTGTATATCAAGCTAAAAATAAAATAAATGGAATGTGCTATATAGGCAAAACTATTGGTTCATTAAAAGAACGACAATGGGGCCACATAGCTAATGGACAAACTATTACATATTTTTCTAAAGCTATTCATAAATATGGTCTTGAAGGATTTGAGTGGACTATTTTATTAGAATCAAATAATGATGAACTCCTCTGTTGGTTTGAAAAATATTGTATAAAATTATCTCAATCAAAAGTTCCCTTAGGTTATAATTTAACTGACGGTGGTGAAGGAACTGCTGGTAAAATAATGTCTGAAGAAGAGAAAAAAGCTATATCAATTAGAAATACAGGAAAAAAAAGAACTAAAGAACAAAAGAAAAGAATTTCTGAATCTATGATGGGTAGAATAGTTTCTAAAGAAACTAGAAAGAAAATGTCATTAAAAAGAAAAGGTGTTAAGCATTCTAAAGAATGGTGTGAAAAAATATCATTAGCTAACAAAGGAAGATATCGTCCTTCAAGATCTTTAAATATAAGACAAAAAATATCTCAAACCTTAAAAGGACATTCTGTTTCAATAGAAACTAGAAATAAAATTTCTAGTAAACATAAAGGTATGAAAATGTCTAAAGAATTTTGTAAAAGAATATCTATTAGTAAATTAGGGTCAAAACAACCTGAAAGTTTTAAAAGAAAAATGTCTATAATAATGAAAAGTAGACCAAGAAATCCAGACGGTACATTTATAAAAATTATTGGTGTAAAATAATGCCACAATATGGACCTCAGGGACCACCTCCTTCTTTTGGAGGTTATGGCCCAGTAAATTATTCTAATTCGAATGTTCCATCAGATCCTTTCTCTGCTATGGAAAATTATATTTCTTATCAAAATCTTGTTCGCCAACAACAAGTTGATCAATATCAGCAGTCATTAATTCAACCTCCCGCAATGACCCAACATCAAATGTTCAGGGCATTAACACAGGGTAGATTTTCTCAAGGTGTTGATGCTACTGCCAGAGAAACAATGTATAGATCATTTCAAAGAAGAAATGATTTACAGAGAGAAACTTATTCAGCTAAATTAGTTTCTGAAGCAGTATCGTGGGGTGCATATGGAGCTTTAGGTACTGGAATGGGCGCTTTAGCTGGTGGTGGATTATTAGGAGCTGGAGTTGGTTTATTAGGTCCAGCTGCTTTATTGGCTCCATTAACAATATCAGTAGATAAAGAATTACAAAGAAGAGAATTTGCCGCTAATATATCTACAGATCTTGATACATATAGAAGACGTATTGGTGGTAATTTTAGTTATCAGCAAAATACAATGCTTGGCAGGCAACTTCAAAGATCAATGTATAGAGGAGAATTTACAAGACCTGGAGAAACTGGAGATTTCTTTAATCCGACACAACAAATGCAAATAATGAAAACAGGCCTTGCTACAGGATTGCTTGATACAAAAAATCAAGATGTTGGAAGAATGATTACTGAAAGAGGTGGAGTATTAGATTCTGCAACCTTAGGAGCTATGAGACAGGGTGGAACAACTCAGCAGTTTACAAAAAATTTTGAAATGCTTAGAGATACCACAAGAGATGTTGTTAAACTATTACAAACAACCCTTACTGGTGGAATGTCTGTTATTAAAGAATTACAACAATCAGGATTTACTTCAATTGGAGCTATTAGACAACAAGTACTGCAAGCTAAAGCATTTGGAGATGTTACTGGTGTAGGTGCTCAGAATATGATGTTGATAGGAAGGGCTGGGGCGCAGGCTGTACAGGGCACGTCTTGGTCTGGAGCTTCTGGTGCCACTATGTATCAACAGGCGGCTACAACAGCAGCATTACAGTCTCAGATAAGCCCTATGATGGCCAGGGCTGTTGAACGTGCTGGTGGTGTAGGACAGGCTGGTGCTGCTCTAGCAACGGCACAAATGAATATGTTAAGTTCAGGTATGGGAACAAGAGTTGTTGCTGCAATGTTAAGACCTGATGGAAGTATTAATCCTGCAATGATGGATAGGATGAGATCTGGTGGAATGTCAGCTTATGAAATAACTTCCAGAGCCAGCGGCACGGGATATGCTATGGGTCCTGGTGGTAGAGCTGCATTCGATCTTACTAGGCAAAAAGCTCTTGAGTCTATGTCTGATATGGATAGACAAATGTTGACTCAGCAAGCTTTTAATGCTTGGAGGGGTAATAAGCAAGGTAATGCTGAACAACAAGCGTGGGTATATGCTGGAATGTGGACTAATAATCCTGCTGAACGTGAATTGTTAATGCAGAATTTAGTCACTTCAAAACAATATGATGTCCAATGGGCTGGCCTACAAGCACAAAGAGGCGGATTAAATGCAGCTATAAAACCTGCTTATAGAAATCCACTATCTCGTGGAATTGGTAATGCAATGGTTGGTGTTGGAAAATTAAGTGCTGCTTTTGGAGAAGGATTTGTAGATGAGGCTGCAATAATAGGCCAAGTAACCCAAAGTATTGGAAGAGGAGTAAAAAGAGGGTTTTATGGAGTTAATGATTTTCTTGAAGCAGCTATTGGATCAGATATGCAATATGGCGGAATGTCTCGTGCTCCAACTGCTAATGTCGAATCTGTACTTAATAAATATTATAATGTTGGAAGGCAATTTACTGGGGCTGAAAGTAATGCTTTAGCAAGAACATCTAAAGTAGCTGCTGTTAGTATAGCAAATAAATATAGAATTAATGCTTCATCCGCAGCTGATTTTGCAGCTTGGAGTACTAAAAGTCCATTAGGTCCACAAGCTGAAATGAAAAGTATGAGTGCTATTTTTAGTTCTTTATCTGGCAATCAATACAATTTATTAACACAAGAGTTAGCTGGATATGCTACAGGAGCAGTTAATCCAGAATTATTAGCCCAATCATTTGGTTCTAATGGTGCTTTAGCTATGATGGGAATAAGAAAAGGTTCTGATTTACAAAATTTTTTAATGAATAGAGGTACTGCTAAAAAATTTGCTTCAGGAGCTTTAGTTCAATTGCAGGGAATGTTGCAAGGAGAAAATAAATTATCAACTGAAGCAACATTAAGATTCTCACAATATGCAGCACAATCTAAAAATGGTGGAACTGATGCATTGTTAGTGCAACAATTATCAAATAAATTTATGGGTAGTAATTTAGGTTTTGAGGAATTACAAGGAACAGTCCTTAAAGGATTACCAGCAAATAAAACAAGTAGTCTTATTGCTGGAGCGGTAGCAGCTTCAGTAGTACAAGATAAAAATAAAGCAAAAAATCTTTTTATTCCTGATTATGTTGGACAAACATGGGATGAACAAGCTGCTTCTAGAGCTACATATGATGCTGTTAAAAATTTGAAAACTGGATTAACTCCTGTTACTCAGTATAGAGCTGGCGCGTCTGGATTAGGAATGATATCAGCTAATGTTAATTCGTCTGGAGTGCAGTATAATAAATTATTAAAAGCATTTGGTGGAGATACAATACAAATGCTTCAATTTGCAAGAGATGCTACTTCATTAGATCCCCAAACATTACAACAAAAATATGGAACTGTTATAGCAGGCCAGGCATCAACTTTAGGACACTCTGGATGGACTGATGCAAAAAATATTCAATGGGGCGCTGTTAGAGATATGTCTTCAAGCGCTCTTACGTATGCTGGTAAAACAAATGTTGATAAAGTTTTAAAAGCTGCTGATGAAGAAGCATATGTAAGAGGAAAAAGTTTAGCCGAATCTAGAGCTAATACTTACTCAGCTTATTATAAAAAAACTGGTTTAGGCACTTTAAGTGATAAACAAACAGGAATTTTATCTGCAGTATTTGGATATAGTGCTGGAGCAGACATTAGTGGTATTGATAGAAAAGAACTTCAAAATGTTGCAACAAAACTTATGAAGGGGGAAGGCTTTTCGCTTGATTCAGGTAAAATGGATACAAATTCATTAATGTCTGTTTTACATGATAAATTAACTCTTGATAAAACTGGATTATCTGGATCTGTTTTAGCAAATACAGCTTTAACTAATGTTCAAAAAGAAATTAGAGAAGTTGCATCAAGCTTTACTCGTGTTAATGGTAAGTGGTTAGATAAAGATGGAAAAACTCCTTTAAGTGAGGATGAAGTTACAAAAAAACTTAACCAAACAGTATTATTACAAAAACAAGCAGAAGCTTTAAAAATTTCTACTCCATCAACAATGGCTGATGCTAATGCATCTAATTCTGGCCAAATGAACGCTTCAGTAGCTCCTCCTGTTCTTAATTATTGGAATAATAGGTGGACATTATAATTTAGGAGTAAAATAAAATGTCTGATGGATTAAATGATGTACAAGTTAATAACGAATTAAGACCATATTTTAGTTCTGTTACTGAACACGATCAGACTTTAGCCACTATAGTATTATTAAATGACACTCCACCTAATACGGCTGAAGATACAAATCAAAGTCTTGATTATTTAACATCATTTTCATCATATGTTAATGATATCTCTCAAACTTTAGGTACTCAAATTCCAAGTTTAGCCACAAATTTTGTTCCAAGACTTTCATTAATGGAAGTCCCTGGAGTGACGCAATATTATGGTTTGTTTAATAATTTTTCTTTAACTGGTGTTGTTGAATCAAAAGAACAATTAACTAAAGTTCATATGAATTTTGGCGGATCATGGAATGCTTTCTTTTTTGGAGATAAACCAACTGTTTATTCATTTAATGGTTTCTTTTTAGATTCTAAGGAATATCCTTATTATCAAGAATTTATGGTTGCTTATGATAATTACTTATGTGGACGGAAATGTGTAGAAAATAAATTTCAAATGTTAATAGCATATGATGGTAAAATTATTAATGGATATATTCTTGGTATTAATACAAATCTTAATGCTACAAATCCATATATGAAGTCTTTTAGTTTTTCAGTCTTAATAAAAGCGGAAGCTTGGTATCGCACCAATATCGTTAGAGGAATAAACAATCAATATGTCACTGGATTTAATTATAAGAGTTCCAAAAGAGTAACGTCATCTTATCTTGATTATAATAGTAATTTAATTCCAATTTCTAATAATACACAATTAATAAAACCTACTAGTCAAGGAAATATTGTAATTCCAAGGTAAAATATGCCTCGAAAAGGTTATAGTTATAATTTTAAAATGTTTATGGAAGGAATCGCCGTTCCTTTCCAAAGTGCTAATATTATATGTTCACCTAACGGCGTTGAAGCTTCTATTAATTGTCATTCTAATGAACAGTTGCTTGAATTAAAGCCTAAAACGGCAATACAGATTATGTACAAGGATTGGTGCGGTAAGAATCCTTTAGGATGGCATTTATTATGTGACGCATTCTTATCTCGATTTGATAAAAATGAAGATGCTAAAGGTGGAGTTGGGGTCGCTATTCAAGCAAGAGATTTTAGAATGGATATCAGGAAAGCCCCCGCAGCTCTTTCATATAGTGATGCCGGAGATATAAGTGGTGGAACATATTATCATACTGCCGGCGTATTTCAACATACTACTTATAAAACTGATATAGGAACATTTGATACGGCAACAAGAACATTTGATAATTCAGGATTAAATGATCTTGAATATCGAGTTATAATGATAGCTAATACCGCTGCTGGTGGATATGCCATTAAACAAGGCACACAAAGATCTATCTCTACTGGAGAATATTATGGTCAATTTTCAAAAAGTTTTCCTCAAGCTCAGTCAAAAAATAAAACAGTTTTACATTCAAATATGCAAGGTAATGCGAATGGCGGATTTTTTCTTGATGCATTCGTTAGAGGAATTTGGCTGGATGCTGCTGGTGGAAGCAAGTTAGGAACGTTTTTGAATAAAAGAATCAGAAGTGATAAACGCTTTATGGTCCCAATTAATAATGCCGGTTTTAATATGTGGAAAGCTCAACATTTAGGACAAATCGGCGGAGAGGCGGCAATGGCTGACTCTCAATTTACCAGTATTGAAGCTATTATTATGAGAATAGCTGGGATGTTTATGGTTCGCGTCTATTCTTGTAATACACCAAATTTAATAAGTTTACTTGATGGCAGCCCCGCTCTTGAATATGTTATGAATGAAGATGTCCGACACTTCTGTGTTAAAATAGCATCGAAAGAATTTGGCCCTCCTTATATGTTAAATTCCTCAATGCTTCTTCCACCTCTTGAGTTTACCGCTCCACCTGATTGTAATTTAATTTTTCCTTGCATGTATCATAGAGTAGTATGGCAATATGATATGGATGCTGAAATTACAAGAGGGTATTTTACGGCTACAGACTGTTTTAACACAGAAGGCTCTCCCTTATCTATCAAATGGGGACATCAGGTCCCTAATGGTTTATTTTATATGCCTAAAGCGGATCCTAAAAGTGGTAAACAAAAAGCATCAAGTGTTCCTGAATATAAGGCATCAAGATTAACTCTGGAAGAGCGTTATAAGGGTGTCAATGTAATGACGGGTACTGTTGAAGAAATGGTAGCATATAGGGAATTAAATAAATTCTTATATAAAGCACAACTTAAACAAGGTGCTGCTGATAAACTTGAAGCGGGAATGAGAAATCTCAATTCTTCTGTACAAAATAGTGGAAAAAGTAAAAAAAGTGTTGATGCTATAACTGCTGCAAAAGCTAAGGCAGAAAAACTGAATAAAGCAGCAAGTGATGAAGCAGCTGCAAATGTTAAACAATTTCTTATTACTAAAAATAATGAAAAAGCTGCATCTAATATTAAATCGGGAAGCGCTCTTGAAAAAGTTTTAAATCATCATGCTTTATTAAAATTTATTAATACAAGATATGCTGGAAGGGTTATTACTGTTGAGATGGCATTTAATCCTTATCTTATGGCTGGTTTTCCAGCTATAGTAATAGCGGATGACCATGGTGATGGAATAAAGACTCTTAAGTCAATGATAGGAATGTGTCAACAAGTAAAACATTTTATTACCAGAGATGGAGAGGCGGTGTCATCTGTAGTAATCAACAATGTACGATTTATTGACGAGCCAACAGATATAGATGATAATGGAAATCCATTATATTGCCAAGCTACTGACCCATATTCAGCACGTATTGATAAGGATTTAAAATATGTTAATCCAATGTATAAAATTGGACAAGGGCATAATAAAAATGATGTTGCAGCCACATCGGAAGTAAAGTCAGTATTCATAGATTCAAAGCAATTGGATATACGAATGACTGATAATCCTACATTGAAAAAATATAAATATGCAAAGGATCTTTTAGCCATTTCAAGTGATGATGTTAAAAATGGAAAAATTAATGGCATTTATCTTGATGAAGTTTATAGTCCTAATAAAATATCACAATTTTATAAAGCTGTTTTTAATCAACGTAGTAATTTTATGGTTGGAAATACAGTTTCATATAATTTTATGTATGACTCTGTTCATGAAGCTATTGAAAATCTCACTACTAATCCTCAAAAAAGAGGATTATTATCAAATTATGAAGATGCGATTGAATATATAAGGCGTGATGTTTGCTGTGAAGAAGGGTTTTTCTGTGGAATACTTGGTCTTTCTATAGATCAGCAAACACCTGCTGGAAGTACTGAATATGTAATGAAGTCTGATAGTTACGATCTAACTGCAACTCGTGAAGAATATTTTGGTATCAGTAATAAACAATGGCCAGGTCTTGATAAAGAAATTAAAGCAAATACAATTACAAAACCTGGTTTGTGTAGTAGTATAACAGAAAGTTCTCCTGTAACTGCATTTATTGAAGAAAGAAAAGAAGCGGTAAGAGCTTATAAAAAAAGCGTTTTAGCTCAAGTAGAATCTGTGAGTTTTTCTAATGAACAAATTTAATGATCGTGAAGATATAAAAAACATCGCTGAATGGCAGAAAAGCGGCGATGAAAATAAATTAACTGAATTAATTACAAGATATCAGCCAATTGTTCATTCTATTACTAATCGATATAGAACAACTGGAGTGGCACCAGCAACATTACGTGCTAAAGCCAATGCGCAGCTTTTGAAGGCCTTTAAAACCTATGATCCCACTAAGGGGGCATCTCCTGTTACTCATGTCTGGAACAATCTGCAGAAGGTTCAGAGAGTGGCTACAGAAAGTCTCCAATCTGGACATATTCCCGAGTATAGGAATCTTAAGAAATCGACCTTTACGATAGTTAGAGATAATCTTACTGACCAATTAGGTAGAGAGCCCAATGTATCTGAAATGGCTGATGAATTAGGATGGTCACATGCGGAAGTCGGAAGGATGAATAATGAATTATCTGGAGAGGTAACTGCTTCTGGGGCTGAATTTGATTTTTATGGTAATGCTGTAACACAGGAGCCTAAAGATAAATTACTTGCTGATTATCTTTATCACGAATTAGATAATAAAGATAAACTGATATTTGAACACACTTTTGGATATGGTGGAAAGAAAATATTGAATAATAAAGAATTGGCTAAAAAATTACGGACAAATGAAATGTCAATACATAGATCTAAAAGTAGACTTGCTGATAAAATTAGGAGTTATCGTTAATGACTACTCAAAATCCTAATGGGCCTCCAGTACAAGCTTGTGTAGCTATAGCTACAGCGATGACTGCTGAAGCTAAAATTATCAAGTTCTATACTGATATAAAAGATACGATTACAAAAGCTGTAAAATTATTATTGTCAATTTTATATGGGACTATAAATATTGCTGATATAATGGGAGCTGAACTTGTCACTGCAATTGGGGTTGCCGCAAGTGCAATTGCTGATACGGTTTTAAAATCAGTTTCTGGCGCTACAAATGCATTGCTTGAAGCTGTTCTATCTCAAATACTTGAAATATTACTAGCATTTCCAGATGCAATATATTCATTAGTAGCAATACCTTTAGAAAAAGCAGTTGAAGCATGTACAAATGAGCGTCGATATTTAGAAAAGGCTAGAAATGATATCTATGCTGTTACTTCTATTTTAAATAGGTGGATTACTAATGTTAATGGTTATCATTTTTACCAACAGATTATTGATGCTCTTCCTTATATACAGAAAGCATTACAATTAATACAACAAATGATAAGTGAACTTGACGTTACATCTCAAAATACCGATAGTGGTAATGCTGTATTTGATCAGGGAAAATATGATCAAGTGAGGAATTTAATAAGACAGGCAATTAAGATTACTCAACCTATTCCTACTTTTGCACCAACTCAACAATTTACAGCCTCAATTGTAAATAAACTAAATAATCAGAAAAAAGAAGAGATTTCAATAATAGAAAATAAATATCGTGATAAAAGGAAAGCGCTGGATATCAGTTTCACAAAACGAATTGCTGAAACTAATGCAAAAGCTAATAATTTAAAAGAAGCTCTTGTCATTGAAAAATTGAATTTAGAATGGGCAATGCAGATTAAAAAATTGAATTCTGATAAACAATTGGAAATATCAACAGTAGAAGCTTCTATTGATTTTACTTCATTAGTTTCTGTTAATGCTTTGCAGAATCTAGGCACGAGTATATATGACTCTTTCACTTCAGACATGAATCTGGTTGGAAATTATTTATATGATTTTGCTCAAAATATCAGGGATGCGTATACTCAGAATATTTCTTGTCAAACTCTCTGTGCAACAGTATATAATTCACGAGACCTTATTTCACGATTAATTAAATATATGATTGCACTTTTACGAACAACGGGGAATGCATCAGCGCAACTTGCCATTACTGCATTGGAAGGATCAGAAGCATCTATCGCTACTGCAAAAACAATGTTTGAAAAAAAAGTGGAAGATTATAATGGAAATTATTCTGGACTTAATAAAAAAGTTCAAGCCAGTTCTTCGGCTATGGCAACAACTGTTAGTGTAGGAAATATCTTATTGCAGACCGCTGATGCAACTTTAACAGGACTTATTACAGATAGCCTTGTACAATTGATTAACGCCGATGATGTTCTTGCTGCTGATAACGTCAATTTTGACGCTTTTATATTACGGCTTAAAAAAATACCTGATTGGGATCAGAAAACAGATTCTTGGGTTTTAGATGTTACTGGTGCCGTTTCTATCAATCCTTATATTCAATTAATTGCTGATATTACCAGCACAATTGTATTGTTACCAGTATTAGCTATTTCAAAACAACCAGAAGATCAACAGCAATTAACTGGTATGATGTCAAATGTAAATCATAGTTTTAATAAAATTTTAGTTCATAATGGTGCTGTATTAGAAGTTATTACTTCATATATTCCATATCAAAGTTCAGCATGTGGGCTTTTAAAAAGATTATTAAGTAGACTTGGATTACTTGATACATTTGCAATTTCGTTAAGTGTTTCTTCTGTAATTAATGCTCTTATCACTACCACTGCGTTTAATAAAGGATTAATGACACCAAACGAACAGAATTGCCGAGATTATTATCCAGATCTTTTTAATGATTTAAATACCATTTCTTCTTCATATAGAAAAGATGCTGATGTTTTACCAGTTGCTGCAAATATTGAATGTCAACCATCACATGAAGCAATTGCTGAAAAATATCCTTTTGATAAAAAGGCATACAATACAACAGAGCCAGATAAAGGAATACAAGCTGAAGATTTGCAATTTCAAGAATCTACTGTTGCGGCAGAAGGATCGATACGAGAATGACTTTGATGGTAATATTAGAAAGTATATTTTAAGTATATGGCTGACATCGATTATACTATCTTAACAGACAATGGTTTTGAAGTCTCTCTTGGAGATGTTCCAACCAAGGCTACTGGTAATAAATTATTGTCTAATAGATTTACTATAACTTTCCTAACAACCATACGGCAGTATTTAATGGGGGAAACGCTAGTTACTGATAATTATGGCGGCGACGCATTGAAATATGTAGGACAACCACAGGCATTGAACAACCCACAAAGCATTGCATCTACTATCAGTATAGCAATGAATCAAACTATTGATTCAATAAAGTCATCTCAATCCACGGTGACTGATCCTACAGAACAATTAGCAAACGCAACACTGATAAATGTGTCGGTAGAAGTTGATAGGGTATATGCTACAATACAAATTTTTCCTGTTGCTTATAGTTCGCCGAATGAACTGTATTTCACAATACCAGTCATGGGAATAAAATAATGTTAGATGTTACTTATATTTATGCACTTTTAGATCCATTTGAAAAACAAGAATTTCATATTTATATAGGAAAAAGTGACGATCCCTATAAAAGATATTATCAACACTTAAGGGAAAAAAGTAATACTCATAAATGTAGATGGATACAAAAATTATTACAACAAAACTTATTACCAAATTTACAAATATTAGAAGTTTGTAATATTGAATATTGGGAAAATAAAGAACAAGAATGGATTATATATTATAAAAAATGTAATTATAATGTAGTAAATGAGCATAATGGAGGATGTGGTGGCTCTATTCGTTGTTCAGATAATACTAAATTAAAAATTAGTAAAGCTCATATTGGTAAAATTCCTTGGAATAGGGGTAAAATTGGCGTTTATAATAAAGCAACATTAAAAAAAATGAGTGATAAAAATAAGGGAAAAGCATCAAGGTTGGGGGCAGTATTGTCTGAAGAAACAAAAGAAAAAATTAGAAAATCATTACAAGGTAAAAAATTACCTTTAGCAGTAAAGCTTAAAATTAGTGAAGCAGAAAAGGGATGTAAAAATCCATTTTATGGGCACCATCATTCGGAGGAAACAAAAAGAAAATTAAGAATAGCTCATTTAAAAAAAAATAATATTTAAATATTGGGAGTTAATATGTTTCAGTTTGTACAATTTTTAAGAAAAAAGTGGACTGAATATAGCCCATCTAGCGGTGCCAAAGGCACTGTTACAGATGAATTATGTACAAAACCAGCGGGACTTGTTCTTGCTGATTTTTATAATGCATTGGTAGAACAACAGGCTATCAATGACATCAACAATTGGCAGAATATGACTGATGAACAATTGGATTTTTTTGGAAATAAATTTTTTATCCCAAGAGTGCAGGGTGCGGTTGCCGCCGGATCAATAAGAATCTTTTTTGATGCAAAACAGGATATTGAAATAACTTCTACATTAAATGCACAGTCAAATACTGGCCTTTTATACAAGGCTGTAATGCCAAGTATTATCAGTAAGAATTCAATGCAAATTTCAAATGATACTTCAGCAAAATATTATGTTGATGTTCTTATTCAGGCTTTATTTGCTGGAGCAAATTATAATGTCGACATAAACCAAATTACTTCATTGGTAAATGCGTCATTTACTTATAAAAAAGTTACTAACCCAGAAAAAATTTCAGGTGGTTCTGTAAGAGAAACTAATGAACAATATGCTCAAAGATTAGTTTATTCTATTAATGATAGAAGTATGATGAATAAAAGAAGTTTGTTTGCAAATCTGCGAACTTATTTTCCTTATGTAAGTTCTGTTTATGTTGCAGCTCCTAGTGATAAATATATGACAAGAGACCTAGTACAGGCTCTTGATCTTTCAGTTCCGTTAAAAAAATCTGAATTTTTAGGTAAAATACAAGGAGACAATAGCGTCAATAATTCAGCTTATTGGGGAACCTTTCCTCCTGAAGCAGGAAGTGTAGGTGCTGCTTTTAGAGATCCACTTTCAATTTATTCTACATATCAATTTCCACAATCAATTGAACCTATCAATCTTGATGCAAGGGCAGATGTAGGACTTCATGGTTATCCATTAACTCAAGAAGCTACCACCCAAATGTATCAGGGTCTTTATTTTGATGATTATCGAAATTTTATGTCTGTTCAAACTTCAGATTTATTTAACATAATTAATGAAAATGTTTCCACGACCGCCATTACAAGTCCAAGTTCTGATTGGATTATTGGGGCAAATGGAAGACAAAATGGTGATTATGGCCAACTAAAAGCCGGCCTGGGAAATATTAATATTGTTCAATTTCAAAATAATAATATAACTATATCAGCTGGTTCTGCTAATACTGTTACTGTTTCAAAAGATATAAAAAAAAGAGTAGGAATTAAATTATCGGGAACATTTAAAACTCCTGCAACAGAATCGTCATATAATGGTGGGTTACAATTTATGGTGGCGGGAGTTGATAATATAGATGATAATAGTATTAATGCTTTCACTGGTATAGGTTTTGGTATCAGAATAACAGGACCATCCACTGGAGAAGGTGGAGCTGCAAACGCAATGGTTTATTTTGCACATTCTGAAAGATATGGAGCGGGACAGATATTTGCAGCACATGATGATTTTGTTGGTAATAGTGTTAATGGTTTTATATCAACAGGCGGCATTAACGCACTCGCTGAAAAAGAATCAAAACTTACTCCTGGCGCTGAATATAGCTTTGAATTTTGTCTTAATGATGATTTAAGTTTAAGTTTATATCTTAAAAAAGTTTCTCCAGAAGGTAATGATCCTGATGATAAATTTAAACCTTGGCCCCTATCGCCAACGGTGTTAAATCCCTTTAGTAAATCAATTAATGACATTAATTCTCAAAATTATGGAACATTAATGAGGGTTACTTTGGATACAAAATCAATGGAGAATACCACTGATCAATGGATAATTTCAAATTTAAAAGCATTTGATATAGCTTCACATCGAGCAAATGCTCTTTTTATTTTTGATGTTCAAGATTTGGAAGCGCCATTATCAATTTCTTTCAGAGGGTCTGCTTCGGGATCAATTAATCAATCAGTTGGCTCTGGATATTCTGTTTATATTTGGGATACAGAACAAGAATCTCCAGCCGGCGGAACTACAGCATTATCAATTGGTGGATGGTCTATTTTGGAAGATATATCCAATCCTACAGGTTTAAAAGATTCTATTACAACAAATTTAGTTCAAAATCTTGCTAATATTGATCAATATGTAATTGAAAGTAGATTTGGAACTTCTATTATTCTTCTTGCAGTTGCCACAGGCAGTTCTGAGGCAAAAATAAAAGCGAATGGGAATCTTATGGATGATATTTATTCATCGATTGATATTGATTATGTTAAAATTGAAAGTGAACTCATTAATCAATACCATGCAAATAACAAATCTGATGTATATGTTTGCACCGTTCAAAATGAAGAAAATCTTGATACTGTTATTACAGTTGTTGATAAGGGTCCTTCAGAGTCATTTTTTCTTTTAAATAAAGCTAATGGATTTACAACTCCTATTGAAAGCATTAAAACGGTATCAATTAGTAATAATGGTTTAGTTGAAACACTTGCGGAAAATACCTATAAAATAATCAGAAGTGATGTTAAGAATATTAATTCAATTTATGAGACAATGTATTTATCACTTGATAATAAAAGTATTAATGAGATTACTATAGAATATTCTGCTTATAGAAATATTAATGATTTACAAAATTTCTATAATAGTTCTGAATTCAGTAGATTGTTTGGTAATATTCTTGTAAGACACAAATTTCCATGTTATCTTAATATTAATATTCTTTATACAGGTTTAAGTGCGGAAGAAGTTGTAATTGATGCTGTTAAAACTTATGTTGATGCTAATAATGATGGAATATTTTCTATACCAGATATGATCAGTTATTTATACAATCAGAACATAGTTAATAATGTACAAATACCATTAACTATATCATATTCACAATATGATGATAATATGAACATTGTAACTGGATCATTTACTAATACATTACAAATTAGAACAATTGATTTTTTCAGGATTCAAAATATTACAGCAAATAAATTATAATTATGAAGCCATTTGATCCTAATACTTTTTGGAATTTTATATCATCATTTTTTCAATTTTTAGATGAAAAATCTAAAAATATAATGGAGAATTTTTTTGATGGTTTAAATACGTCAGCCGGAGATATGACTGATAGGGCTAATGATTTTGTTAATGCTCAAGCTCCAGAAAATGCCAACACTAATGTCCAAGAAAATTATTATGAAATTCCAGTTGATCCGTTAATAGCGTTACCTATAAAACTTGATCCAACTGATATTAATTCAAGGCAAATGATAATATCAAAATCAATCATTACAGTTGAGCCAATATATATAAATGGAAGTCCTGTTTATGGAGATATTATAGAAATAAGCGCTGAAGATTATTACACTTTAAGGGATATTGCAATTGGAAATTATGCAGTTATAGTTCCAAAGGATTCTTCGATTCCAACAAAATATTTTAAGATAGATACTTTAAAGTCGTCTGAAGAAGACCCGAATGGGGATAGATATTTTCCACCAACTAGTCTATAAAAATAATATATGGCTTTATTTAAAATAACGATAGATAAGACGAAAGTTTCTGGATCACTCACTAATTACGTGTATGTGTTTACAGAAGGTTGTTCTAATATACCCGCACACTTTTGGACTGGCGTTATAGATGTCAATGGATTAGATATTAAGTTTTATGACTCAGATGATGCTACTGAATTAAAACGAACAATTGTTGTTTATGATTCTTCTGGTCAAAAAGTAGAAGTCCATGTAAAAATACCATCAATAGATTCTGGAACAGATAAAGTACTTTGGTGTCATTATGGAAATACCACAAGGGCAAACGATATCGACGTATTTGCTTCTACTGATAGATATTATCCTCTTCAAACTACTACACCAACTGATTATGGTCCAAATACAAGTTCTGGATCAGGAACAAACAATACTGCTGAGGCACAACAAGTAGAAAAAGGAAATTCATTTACTGGAACTGGATACTTAAGTGGTGCTGGTTTAGAGTTTGATATAGGAAGTACCTGGACGTTTATTACTTGGGCAAAAACAAGTTCAGCGACTGCTCAGGAATTATTTGGTAAAGGATTTAGAATTAACTCAGGTAATAAAAATTATGTTCAATTTTATTATGGAGCTGATGGTAAAATAAATTATGATTATGAAAAAAATACCGGCCCTAATGATTATGGTACTTTTTCAAATACATCATATAAAGATGGAAATCTTCATCAATTTGCATTCGTTAATGTTACAGATAGTTCTGTCTCATTTTATGCTGATGGACAGTTTATAACGACCATTACCCTTTCAGCTACGGCTAGAGCATATAACGGATATAATACATGGTATGCTGGAGGGACTGCATCGTATATAGCCGGCCCTTTAACAGGCTCTATGGATTCAATTAGATTAAATGTTAGAGAAGTTGGCGCAGATGAAATTACAACTATTTATAATAATGAAAATTATCAATCAACATTTTCTTCCGCAGAAGATGTTTCTTCTGAAAGTGCATCAATAAGCCCATCTGCATCAATAAGCCCATCCAGCAGTGAAAGTTCATCTCTTTCTCCATCATCATCTATATCAGCTTCATTAAGTCCTTCTGAATCAGAGAGTCCTTCTTCATCAGAAAGTGCTTCTGTAAGTCCTTCGGTATCTGAAAGTGCTTCTGTAAGTCCCTCTGTGTCAGAAAGCGCCTCTATAAGTCCTTCTAAGTCAACTAGTCCCTCAGCCTCAAAAAGTACATCAATTAGTACGTCAGCATCAGTTAGCCCTTCATCTTCTGAAAGTGCTTCTGTAAGTCCATCTATATCAATTAGTCCATCTTTTTCAGAAAGCGCTTCCGTAAGTCCTTCTGTTTCAGAAAGTGCTTCAGAAAGTCCCTCATCATCTGAAAGTGCTTCTACAAGCCCTTCTGCATCAACAAGCCCATCTGAATCAGAAAGCCCATCTGAATCAGAAAGCCCTTCTTCTTCAGAGAGCCCTTCATCTTCTGAAAGTCCATCACTATCGCCATCGGCATCTGAGAGTCCTTCATCTTCAGAGAGTCCATCTGAATCAGTAAGTCCATCAACATCAGAAAGTCCATCTATATCGCCATCATCATCAGAAAGTGCCTCAGTTTCTCCATCGGCGTCTGAAAGCCCTTCAGCATCAATTAGTCCATCTTATTCTCTTAGCCCTTCGGCCTCATTATCGCCTTCTGCGTCAAGATCGCCATCTTCCAGCGCCAGTAGTTCTGTATCGCCATCGCGCAGTAGGAGCCCTTCAGCCAGTCTCAGTCCTTCATCGAGTATCAGTGCGTCTTTTAGTCCCTCAGCGTCTGTAAGCGCTTCCAGGAGCCCTTCAACATCAATTAGCCCATCCACCTCAGAAAGTCCATCAGAATCAGTAAGTCCGCCTGCCTCTGAGTCGCCATCAATCAGTCCATCCGCTTCAATGTCGCCAAGCGTATCTATAAGTCCTTCATCATCTGCGTCGGCTTCTAAGAGTCCTTCAATCAGCCCATCTTCTTCGATATCGTCCAGCGTATCGCCTTCACTGAGCCCTAGCTCAAGTATGTCGCCATCAATGTCGCCGTCATCTTCTACAAGCCCGTCATCCAGTGCTTCGGCATCAGGAAGCCCATCTTCTTCAATAAGTCCAAGCGCTTCGGCATCACCAAGTATACCGATTCCACCTTCTTCTAGTTGTAAGTATGTAATTGTTTTAAAAGATGCTGATTTATCATATTTAAATGGTAAAGCATTCTCATTTTATATTACATCGGGTTCGGCATATAATGTTGATCCTAAAGTATTATCGTTACCAAATGTTCAATCAGAAATAGGTATTTATAATGGATAATGATGATATCATAAAATTAAAAAAAGATATTGATTATCTTATTCATAATAACATAATCGAATTTAATCGAGATTATTTTGAAGAAGGCGTTGTCCAGCCAGGACAAAGTTTTTATGGAAAACTTACTGATATTATAGAAAAAAGTTTATACTCAACTTATGGTTCTCTTATCAGTCTTGATGATCCTAGTAAGTATAATTTTAATAATGTTAGTGGAAAAGCAGCGATTAATACAGTTCTTCAGGCTTTGCAGAATTCTGGTTACATTTCAAATTATCAAAAGGCGTTGAATGTTTATTACGGTCTTCCAGTGGCACCGCAAAATTGTCAAGTTCTTGGATTATATGAATCTTATGATTACATTGTTGATTCTAACTGGACTTATTATCATGATGGAAATGTTATTCGAATTATTATTAAAACAGGAACACATCTTCACAAATTTATTCAACAAGGCACAAAATTAAGAGTTGATAGATTGAATAAAGAACTTACAGTTGAGGCTGTGGATAATAGAGCATTAATTGTTGGGGAAACGACATTTGGTCAAATAACCGTTGATGATGCATCAGACGTAATTGCTGGAGATGCATTGAATGTAAAATTAATCAATAAGTATCCAATTGTAAGTATTACTCAAGAATCAGAATCTTTTGATGCAACAGTAACAATAAAAACCTCATATGAGTCATGTGCAAAACTTCAACATATTATTGACATTATTCAAGATTTAACTGATAATAAAGAATATCCTGAAATTTTGATTTATGGTACAAGCGGTTTTACTCATAATTATGATGGTATTTATCATATAACTGAAGCTAGGGATTTATCTGGATTTGGTCAATTAAAAATTTATAATCCAGCAAATGATATTGAGCCGAAATATAATGATTTTGTATTTACAACTAATTGAGGAATAAATGAAAATTTTTATTCCATATTCTGATCACAGTCCAATTAGCCAAGAAATTCTTGATTCTATTAAAGGTAATGTTATATTTATCAATTGTACTTTTGATAATACTATTCCAAAAGTAAAAAGAATTATACAAGCTGAATATAAATTTAAAGAAATAGCACTAAAAGAAACATGTGATTTCTATGTATATCAACAAAGTGATATGTTGTCTATAAAAGAAGATAATTTTACTGTTATGCAAAAGTTTTTAACCGATCATATTGACTTTGGAGCTATAGCATTATCAAGATATAATTTATCATTGAATCAGCAAATTTATGATAGAATAAAAGTCAATACTATTCTTAGTGGATTTATAATGTTTACTCCTCCTGGTCTTAAGGCTGTTGAGTTTGAGGAGAAAAATAATAATATGCCATTACCGTCATCTTATACCATTTCAAGATCTTTAGATAGTGTTGGCTATAAATATGGTTATGTTGATACTATAGCAAGAATAAGGCATTTACAAGGATAAATATGGCAACAAGTATTTGGTACGATATAAGTATAGATGGTGATGAATACTCTGATGGTAGTCAAGGAAATCCGTTTGGTTGGATTAATGCATTTGATCCAGGTAATTCATATAATTGGAATGGGATTGGTGACGTAGATTTTTATGTTCGTGGTATAAGACATTTAACTTCAGGTTCTGTTTCTTTTGGCGATACATGTGGAATGAATATGCGTTGGTATCCATGGGATCTTAGTTTATATGGTCCATGGAGAATTGGTATTGATTCTGGGACTATTAATTGGGGAGGCTACGAAACATTTGGTTATAGTTTAGATGGGGCAATATTAAAAGCCAATACTGTTAATATAGGATTTGATGAAGATTACTTTGGAATGATGATTACTCGAAGTGTAATATTAGCTGATGATATTAATTTTTATACATTTCCATATTTACCATATAATAATTCTTATTTTTATGGTAATTCTTTTATTGCAAATAATTCTATTAATTTTTCAGCCTCTCCCGCACCTTATCAAAATAATTATATTGATTGTATTTTTAAATTTACAACTGCTTCAAATTTAACATCAACTAACCTTTTTTCAAGTTGTGCGATGCCAACCCCAATTACTATTGTTGATGGTACAGTCATATATGATACTTGTAGAACTGATTGGGTCTCACCAGTATTTCCCGCATGGAATGATACTAATCCAGATCATTGGGCACAAAGTATTCTGGCTGCAGGAATGCCGTGGCCGCCAGAAAATGGTCATCCCAATTATTCTGGATATGATACTGGGTTATTTGGAGAACCAAGAACTGGTATAGGTGGATTATATTTTGATACTACCATTACTACCACAACTGGAAGCCCAACTACCACCACGACTGGAGGGCCAACTACTACAACAGCCCCTTCAATGGATATTGGATTTGTTCATATATCATGGCCAACACATAAATATCTTCTTTTACTTCTTGAAGATGGAACATTATTTAAGGCTTATATTGATTCTCCATTGGACACCATTTACGATACTGGAGATTTTCTTACTAAGTATGATATAATATGCAGAAATGTTTCTGTAGCAAATAAAGAGTTGTTTCCTGATTGGAATAAATTTGATGGATTTAAAAGATTCAATGGATTGGATTTAGAAGGTTGTATACTTGAATTGATTAATTTTAATCCTTATATTGATTTTGGCAGTTATTTTCCAAGTGATTTTCAAAATTTAAATATAACGACCACAACAACAACAACTCCAGCTCCTACAACGAGTACGACAACTACAACGACATCACCTTAAATAAAGATATATGTATATATATTGAAGATTTATATTATAATATAGGAAACACACTATGGAATTAAATGACATTATCAGAAACATGGTAATTGAGGCCATTAAAAGCCAAATTGATGGTAATATTGGAGATCCAGGCAAAATAGTATTTAAAAATTCTAATGACGACTCACTAGTAACTGCATATTTTGCCCCAACTTCTATGGTTGTCCATAGGGGTAAAGGTACATTTTTTGATATTAGCCCATATCTTAGAGGGGTTGTTACTGTTGAGGGATTTGCTAATAAATGGAGTATTCAAAACGCTGCAGGATTTGAACTTATTAGCGGTACATGTGGTGATCAAAATCATTTAGATAAAGATATTATTTTTAATACTGAAGATTTGCATTGGTATCAAAATGATGTTATTGTTATTGAATCATTATCTATAGAAATACCATCAGGTAATAATGAATATATAACTGAACCAGAGGTTTAATTATGTCTACGACAACTACTACAACAACTCAAGCCCCTTGGAAAGATTTTGAACTTATTGAAGAGACTGCAACTCCTCCTTGGGGACATATAGATAATCAATTGCAAAAAGATATTATAGATACAATGCTGGGTAGTTGTGCTCTTCCTGTAAAGGACACTGTGGGAGGTCATAAACATTTTTTATTTTATGATCATTCCGGCGTTGCAGTTTTAGAAGGTATTGATGGAGATACAACTGTTAAAAATAATTTAGTTGTTAATGGAAATATTGTTAATCCTACAATTTTTGGAAGTATAACTGTTTCTGGGTTTGTCGGAACTGCTGGAATAGTTCATAGTGATGCCTATGGAGTACTTTCTAGTTCTGCGATTGTTGATGCTGATATTGATAATTCTGCATCAATATCTTGGAGTAAAATTAATAATAATGAAGTGATTGTTAATAATAATATTTCAACAAGCGCTGATATAGCGTGGAGTAAAATACACACATTTGGATCTATAGTTAATAATGATATATCACTATATGCTTTAATTGATTGGAATAAAATTAATAAATTAGGAGCTTCTCCATATGATATGGGTGCTTGTGGGATGACATCTGGAACTGATGTTCAAAAAGCTGATGGTAGTGGTGGGTTAATACCTTGTATAGCTTTAGAAGATATCACATATATACATGAAATATCTGAAACTGATTTAGATGCACCATTCGGAGATCCTGGCACTACAGCTGGGTTTTGTCAAAGAACAGCAGAAGGACATTATCAAATAAGTCCATCTTCAGTTACCGCTCATCCGATGTTATCAACCACTCATACTGATGCGCATACTCAAACAGTAACAAGGGGATCATTAATAACAGGCCAGTATGATGGTGTTGGAGTTTCTGGTATTAATTGGAATTTGTTAACAAAAGGTGCTCCTGGAACAATATTAACATGTAATACTGATGATGTAATATGGGATACGCCATCAAATATAGGAATTCAAGTTTATAGTGAAAATCTTACTGCCATTGCGGAACTTACTTTTACAACAAATAGAGTAATTCTTTTAACAGGATCGGGATCATGTACTACAGGACCAATAACCAATGCCTATATTAGTAATACTGCATTAATATCTTTATCTAAACTTGCAGTAATGAATCAAAATACATACATAGGAAATGTTGCTGCAAGTGGCAATACTCCTATAGCATTAACTAGTTCACAAATGAAATCATCTCTTGGATATTATACATCTGGAGATAGTGCAAATTTATCAGGTCTAACAGTAACGCGACTTACCTCAAGTCATGCAACAATTAATATTAATAGTTCTTCTTCTGGAGGAACCTTTTCAATTATAGGTTTTCAAAATGATGGAATTACTGCATGGAATATGAGCAGTGAGTCTCAAACCGAAAGTTATAGTTTTATACTTCGATCAAGAAAAACAACTGGTGTTGCGTATTGGGATGTTAACGCATTTGTGGTTCTTAGAACTTCCGCACTCCAAAAAATTGGTTTTGGGCTTAATGGCGGAACTAATCCTGTAACTAGTACAACTAATAGTTTTCATTTTTCTGGAGATACAATAAGATTAGATACTCCAAGATCAATATTTACATCTGGATATGTTGGAGAAATATGTTGGAACGCTGGTGGAATATCAGTTTGTACCAATGAATCTCCATTAACCTGGAGACATATAGCTTTTGCTTAACCATTAACAATCAGTGGGAGGATCTATCATGGATATTAGTTTGACCAACAAAGAAATTGTCGAAGATGGAATGCTTAATGCTGCTCATGAACTTTTAAAAAACAAACTTCCAATTCAGACTCGTTTACCTTTGGCAGATTTTGTTGAGTATGCAACAAGGAGATCGAGAAGATTTTGGGAAAACGTTAAAGTTATCGCAGATAAATATAAAATTCCTGACAATACTAAGTTTGAGGCTTTGACTGGAGAAGCAAAAACAGAAATGGATTTTTTAAGAAATTATGTTGGACGAATACAAATGGAATTGATCCCATATCCAGATAGTCCAATAGAAGGTCATTACGAACTTATTCTCAATAAGTTATTCGTTAAAAGAGAATCTACTATTAAAGAGGTTGAATAGTGCATCAGCATCCTTTTGGTTTTAACTATCCATATGGAGTTAGTCCTCTTTTTAAAGATGACACTCCATATTATGGTAAACCACTATTTTTTTCAGTTGGCGATACCGGCGATTATCAGACTAAAGATTCCAATGGGGATCTTTTTATATCGATAAGAGCCGGTATCGCTCACTTTTCATTTCCTCAAGTTAATCCTAATTTAGGTATAGGCGATAAAGTATCATTTGATGGAGTTTATTGTTTAATCAGTGAAAAAATAGACCAATCTAATTGGTATGTCACTAATACAGTTGGAACTCCATTTATAGATATTGATATTGTTCCAGTTACCAGTATTACAAAGGTATTTAATTCTTTAAATGCCGCGATTGGTGGAGATTCTCCTGAATTAGCTGATTATATTTCTTACAACCTTACTGGTTTTGATATTCAACCAAATATTATTTGTTATTCAATTCAAGAAACAAATAATATTCTTTTTAAACAAAAATGGACTATTGACCCGTCTAGATACATTAAAATTTATACCCCATCAAGTTCTGCATATGAATGCAATTCTAGACAAAGACATCTTGGAGTTTTAGGAAATGGATATAAATTACAAGCAACCTCAATATATGATGAAGCTCTTATTGTAGAACAACATAATGTTGAAATAAAGGGATTGCAAATAACAAATGCTAGTAACGGTTTACATCTTACTGGTACAAATATTAATGTTATTAATAATATTGTTGCAAACTGTGGTGGTGTTGGAATATCTGACTGGAATACTACTGGAACTTTAAACCACTATATCGGAAATACAATATATTCCTGCACAGCTTGTGGAATATCTGTTTCAAATGTTTTAATTCCTGCAAATAATAAAATTTCTTATTTATATAATAATACTGTTGTTGGGTGTGGAATTGGCGTTCAACTGGGCAGTCCTGATCCTAAAGTACAAATTTATATTAAAAATCAGCTATGTAACTGGAATGAGACTGATTATGTTATAGTTGGTGGAACTGAAATTTATGGTTACAATTGTGTAAGTAGAGATAATACAGTACTTAACATCCCTCATATTGAAACATCTTGTTTTCCAGCTTCATTAGTAAAATTCAAAGATCGTAGCAATAATGATTATCATTTAAATACTGGTGATGATGGTGCAATAATTTCAGGATTAAACTTATCTCATGATCCGTATTATTCATTTAATACAGATATTGACGGAGACTTAATTGGTGATCCTTGGAGTATTGGATCAGATTATACTGCACATAAAGTTGTTTTTTCAGTTGGATCAACAACCGATTATATCGGACCAGCAACAATTACCATATCTGACGGAATAGCAACATTTTCTGTTGCACAAACTGGCGACGCTTTTGGAGTTGGACATTTAGTCACGTACAATACGTCAGATACTTGTTATCTTATTGAAAAAATATCAACTTCTAAATATAGAGTTGCTTTAGCAAATGGCACAGCTCCTGCCGATATTATTGAGTCAGCAATAGTATCTGTTACTCCTGCTTTTGCTTCATTAAATGCTGCTTTAGACGGGTCAACATCTGGAATATATACTGCACTTGGCAATACTGAAGATTTAGTATCGCTAAATCTACAAATTGATGTGGCATGTTATAATATTTCAGATTCATTAGCATTAACAACATCTGATACATGGATAACAGATGAAATAAGAAATTTCAAAATTTATGTCCCAACCGACACGGTGACTCAATGCAATACTATACAAAAATTTGCAGGAAAATTGGGAGATGGATATCAACTACAGGGCAACTTAGAAATATCAATTCCATATACAAAAGTTGACGGAATTCAAAATACTTTTGGAAGTATTAAAATGTTAAATGCGCCCAATAGTATGGTATTGAATTGTCTTTCTGCAAATCCTACAACAGGAATTTTATTCGAAAGCAGTTTTCCTGGAATAAATGTCATTGCGAATAATCTCATATATGATGGTTCTGGAGAAGGAATTTTAATACATTGTCTTGAAACCAATATCAATGATACTTATTATTGCTATAATAACAACACGATCAAATGCACAAAGGGAATATCATTTGATACTCCAGTTAATACATACTCAAATATCGTTGTGGTTAAAAATCATATTTCACAATTTAATGATGATGATTATTATATTGCTAATCAAGATTCTGGAAGAATGATAATTAGTAATAGTGTCAGTAGTGATGCTACTGCTAATAAATTCGAAAATAAAACCAATACTATCAATAAATCTCTTGAATTTATAGATTATATCAATAAGGATTTTCATTTAAGTATTTCTGATGCATTTACCATAAATCCTGGAGAAGATTTAAGTTATAACGCTCAATATCCATTTAGCGTAGATTTTGATAATGAAGTAAGGGCTCCAGGATATTGGAATGTTGGAGTTGATAATTTTACAAATACTTGTCGAAATGAAGTTTTTTATTCAATAGGGGCTTATCAAGGTTTTTTACAATCATTTAACTCCCACATTACCATTTTGAATGGAATAGCATATTTTGATAATGCTCAATCATGTGCTCAACTTGGAATCGGTGATTGCATTACTTACAACACTTCTGTAAAATGTTATCTAGCAGAAAAAGTGAATTATTACTTATGGAGAGTTGTAACAGTTTTTGGTGCTAAACCATCAGATATCACGTTATCTCCAATCGTAAACATTAAACGAACTTTCAATACGCTTAAGGGAGCTGTCGATGGGGCGTCTGGAGTTAATTTTCTTAATACAACAGACTTAACATCATTAGGAGTGCATCTTAATTTAGTATGTTATGACGATGGGGTTATTGATGGCGACGCAATTACTGTTTCTGGATGGACTACCAATGTAAATAATCAAATTAAAATATATACAGCATGGAACACTAAAACTCAATCAAATAAAAAAAATGAGCATAATGGAAAATGGGGAAACGGATATAGTTTACTGGTTCCTGATTCTGATGCGGTTACAATTCATAATGCATGGACAACTGTACAGGGACTTCAGATAGATGGTAGTAATAAAAATAATGGAAATAAAGGAATTTCTTTTGATACTAGTGCTGGAATTGTTATAAAAAATAATATTATTAAAAATTGTGAATCAGGAATTATTAGAGTAGATGGGGTATCACTTCCCGTAGATGATGTAATTGGTAATGTTATTTATGATTGTAAAAATGGAATACATGCTGTTTATTGTAATGTTTATAATAATACCGTCATAGATTGCACTGTCCTCGGATATTCGGTTGGAACAGATAGTGTTATTACTAATAATATTGCTCAAGGAAGTGCTACTAATTTTAATGATGGCTCTATTGTGACTTATTGTATCAGTTCTGATGGAACCGCTACTGGAACAAACTGCCATACTCAAACTCTTGATTTTATTGATAAATTTAATAATGATTATCATTTAAGTAATAGTATTCATGACGCTGTTGCATTAGGTCACGGACTTAATCTTTCCTCTTCATTCATACGTGATATCAATAATAATTTGATAGAAGACTGGTCTATAGGGGCGGATTGCCCATTAGTGACGCCATTGGTCACAACTACTCCCGCCCCAATTGTTCATTATAAAGTTTATTATTCAATAGGTACTAATATTAATGATAATCAAAGTGGTTCGGGCACAAATACAATTAGTATATCGAGTGGAATTGCAACTTTTTCGGTTCCTCAAACATCTGATTCTGCTCCCAAAATTGGTGTTGGAGATGTAGTTACTTATCAAAATGGATTACAATGTCATTTAAAAGAAAAAATATCTAATACACAATGGGTTGTCGTTAATCGATATGGAATTAGTCCTGATAATATTGAACATTCTTTAGTAAATTCAATTAAGAGAACGTTTAACTCTTTATATTTAGCAATGAATTATGGCCATGAATCTGTTTATGCTATGCTAGGAACAAAAGATTTATCTGGTAATAATTATCAATTAAATCTTCCTTGTTATAATGATAATCCTGATTTTGGATCAGTAATGATTGCTGGATGGAGTACAAGTTCGGATTACTGTATTAATATTTACACTCCTCAAAATATAAATACAGAATGCAATAAATCACAGAGACATAAGGGAAAATGGAATACTAATAATTCTGGACAGAGTACAAATCCTGGTGGATATAATATTATTGGGACATATAATGACGCTCTTCAAATCAATACTGTAGATTATGTTAAAATAGAAGGTATACAAGCACAATCGACTAGTGGTGATGGAAATGGTATTCATTTAGTTAATTGTAATTGGAATACAGTGATCGCTAATATTGCTTATGGTTGTAGTAATGATGGAATATGCAATGAATCCCCATATGGAATGGGAAATACCTTTAATCATATAGTTAATAATTTATGTGATAGTAATTTTGTAGGTATACATGATATAGGAACTAATTACACCTCTGCAAATAACACATCTTGTATTTATAACAATACTCTTGTCAATAATTTTAGAAAAGGATTTCTTGTTGAACTTGGTGGCGCATATACTAGTCACGTAATCAACTCTAAAAATAATATGTTGCAATATAATCGTGGAGGAGCTGTACAACATATTGGAACTGATACACTTAATTTATTAAGATGCTTATCTAATGACTATACTGTAACCCTTCCTACAAGCGTAGAATGTATCCCTGATCAATTGATATATTTTCTTGATACGAATGATAAGGTTTATACTTTAGATCCATCCAGAGATCAAAGAGCTATTGGATCTGGAGTTGATTTAAGTACTGATCCTGATTTTTCATTTTCTACTGATATTGCAGGAAGACTAAGAAATCCAGGATATTGGAATATAGGAGCCTTTGAATACATTCCTATTTTGGGAAGTGGAGAATTAATTACAGAAGTTATGACTATGCGAGGTTATGCTATTTCACAAAAGGAGTTTCCTCCATCAATTTTATATCTTAGAAAGACTGTAGATAGGCCTAATACATTTACCAGTATGGATACATTGAGTGCATTTCTTAGACAAGAAATATTTGGCAGTTATGCAATTTATATTCAGGGAAATGAGGAATTTTCAGGAACTGTTGATTTTGGTGCAAGGCTTGGGACAGGTACTCAATCAAAAACTATTACAATGCAGACAGATCCTTCAGAGCAATCTGATGGGCCCGCAATACTTATAGCTCTTTCTAATGATGGAAGTGCTGGAGCACCGTTAATATCCGATGGGTCAGAACAAGCTAAAATTACTTTTTTAAATATGAAATTAAGAATGAGCGATAGTTATTATGATGAAGTTTTTATCAAAGATACAGCTCACACAAGTCATATAGTTATAGAAAATTGTATTGTGCAATTAAATAATGATACTATAGTTGGAAATTTACCATGCAAAGTAGAAGTAATTAATTCTCAACTTATTTATAGAAATACTAGTGGAACAACTATTCTTTATATAAGTAAAAATACTACAAATCCAAATGTTATTGAAAATACAAATATTATTACTTATACTGAATCAGATATAGATTTTAGTACAGAAAATTCTGATTCTGTTTATAATTGTTTATTATGGAATTTTTCTTCATTTAATCAAGTATTCTCAAATCCAAATGTAATTAATTGTATTTCTGATAAAGATCCTCTTTTTATTGAAGGCCAAATTATATCATTGAATTTTATAATTGCAGAAGTTATGAGGCATACATTTATGCCTCAGTATTTATCACCATGTAGAAATGCAGGATATTTAGATCCAGATTATAGTATATCTACTGATATATTGGGAAGACCCAGGATATCTGAAGATACTATCGATATAGGTCCTTATGAATTAAGTGTATTTATTGCAGAATTTGATGTCAGTCAAATACGTGATGTATATCAAGATAAATTATTTTATAATAGTAATTCTGAAGTTTTTACCACATTAAAACGTCAAAAAATATATCGATATCTTCCTCAAAAATTTGCTTTAAATATTAGTACATGTAACGAATTTGCAAGAGAATCTAAAATATTTATTGAATTAAAACCTTATACAAAAAGTTATTCATTATTTAGTGATAAAAACAATATCTCATTAATACAACTTGAAGCTTATTATGATAATGAGCAAAATACAATCGTGGTTAAAAAAATACCTCAATTAATAGGAAATTTATTTAATAAAATTTTTGAAACTGGACAATATTCCTTTATATTTAATGAAAGAGAAAATCTCTTGCATATTTATATACTTAATACATATGATAAGGGTATGAGCGGACAAAGAAGTATAGTAAATAATGCGCGTTTTGGTGGATCCTCAATGACGAGTATATAAAATGAAACGTTTTATTAATCCTCAAAAATCTACTTATTATAGCAATACTTTAGTGACGTTTTCAGATGAAAACAGGCCTATGTATACTGGTATTGTTAAAGGCTATAGTACTAAAAAATATAGTTGGATAAATGATTTTCTTTTTAAACATCGAACTAATTTTTCAACCAATTCTAATATCGCTTACGTTTCTTTTTTCAGTGATAGGGAAACAGTATATCAAGAATATGGAAATATTCCTGAATTATATATTCAATATCCATTTCTTCAAACTTATCAGCGAGAAAAGATTCCTAGCGCTTCTTATGAACTATCCTCACCTCAGTATAGAAAAATAGGACAGAAAAATACCGATTTTGATTTGATACAATTTATTAATGCTTCTGGTAAATTATATAGTCAAAATGGTGAATTAAATATTAATCATTATTATAAATATGATCCAATATTTCACGCTGAAGGTTATAAAATATACGGTTATCCAAATAATAAATCAAAATTTATTTGGATAACTAATTATGAATTTGGAGATCCGTTACAGACAGTCGATCAAACTAGATTAAATTTATCAAATTTTGTTATTAATCTTGGTAATAATCAAAGCGATGTAGATCCAGATAGCAGACAATATGTGGAACTTAATGCTCCAGGCCACGTATCAAATGAAAGAGTAATTGATTATAAAATTCAAATTGATCATAAAAATTTCTATTATTTCACTGACTTAAAAGAATGGGTTGTTTATTACACAAGAACTGAGTCTTTTAATGGTAATGATAAAAAACCATATTTTGGGGCAGTAGTATGTTATGATATTAATAATAATGAAATGCATCCTTCAACTATACGATATTTCCCTGACGTATTGGTAGATGGCAAAGTTGAGGCTGCAAAAATTATTATAACATGGCCTGAAAAAATTTCTGGAAAATGTGCATTTTATCCAGGCAATGTAAGTGGAGTACAAGATGATCAATCAAGATTTGTATGTCATATTTGCGATAAGATGTTTAATGATGATACTTATCCTATAATAAAAAAAGTGGTTGGTGGTGATGTTATTTATGATGGTATAGATCTCGATACAGAAAGAAACAAAAGGCATTACGCCACCGTTATGACTGAACCTTATTTTATGACCAAAGCTATTAATAATGGAGTAATAGTAAAATATAAATTTATTGATAAAAACAATAATGATATCAATTATGGAAATAATGAAAATACTTATATAGCCAATCCAGGTATATATCTTAAAATTAAATGTAATCTTGACACTATTAAAGAAATAGATAGATTATTATCATTAGAAAATTATAATACTGATATTATTGATACTTTGATTATAAAAAATCCTGAAGAGAAACTTTTACCTAGTTCAGGCAGTTATTATAAAAAATTTAAAGATATAAGTATTCCTAATATTTTTTATCAACGTCAGGATGATGGAATTTTTGATTTATTATACAATCGGCTTGGAGAGACTGATCCATTTGCCAAACATGCCACATTTGTTATTCAAACGTGGAATGAAACTCAAGATAATTATTATGATGGTAAGCCTATTAATGATGGCAATCATTATATGAAGATTGCTGGAATTGGATTTTATACTGACACCGCTCTTAATGAATATAATAGTGTTATTGAAAATAAATATTTAGCGCTTTATTGTACGAATTACATCTCTGACAAATATGATGATGCTACCATTTTTTTAGATAATGGAGAAACGTCAGTTTTAAAAATTGATAGAAATGAAAAATTTAAACCATTAATAAAACTTGATGGAATAAATGGTTATGTAAAAATATTGAAGAAAAATAAAACACTTCCTGTTACCCAAACCTCCGATGGTCAATATGAAGTTATTTATACGGTCGAATTTCCTTATTGCCCAGGATCGTATACAGAACGATATAAAATGAATTTTTCTAGCGGGTATCAACCAACTCAAATACTTTATGTTGATACTTATATCTCAGCTGGGAACAAGAAAATATATTCAGATGCACAACCAGTAACGGATTTTACTAATGATCGTAATATTTTATCTGGTGGCGATTCTTTTACTTATGTAAAATTTGCTGGATCTGGAGAATTTGTTACTACTATGAGATTTGAAGATGGTGGTGGAGTAGTTGCTGGTGATACATATGGAAAGCCAATTATTCTTTATCCTAAAAATAGAAATTTATTCTGTGAATCAAATTCTTCTTCTATTCCAGCTATGATTTCTTCTGAAATAAATGGGTCATCAGATTTAGAAGCGGCATATAATTATCAGGTTACTTTAAAAAAACCTATTAGTTTTTATGATTGTCAGTTATTAATTCTAGCTGATAACAGAAGATGGAAATATGATGTTAAATATGAACCTTATATTGGAAGAGAAAATCCTTCATATATATTTTCAATGGATGCATCTTCACTGTATAATGATTATAGAAAATTTCAAAAAAATAATGCATCAATACCAGATATGAAAAGGTGGTTATACTGTTATATAAAAGGTTTGGCTACTACTTATGATAAAGATGGGGATGTAGATTTTTATTCTTCAGGTTCTGATATAGAAATCGATGTATGGGATAGAAAGTCATTAATTACTCCAGTTACCACTACAACAACAAGAAGCCCAAGATCAAATACGCTCACATCTGTATCGGGCAATTGGAGAAGTTTAACATTATCTCAGACGGATAGTGATAAAATAAAGGGTAATTTGATTATTGGAAGTTTATTTAAATATGGCAGTTCAACTTCAACCACGACATCAGAACCAGTAATTGATGATTTTTGGACATATAGATTGGGATATTATAATCCAGTATTTTTACAACCAACAGACTTCCCAACTAATTTTAATTATGAAACTTATGACAGAAAATCTAATTTACTCTTATATGATTCAGTTCAAAAGATAAATTATCATGTAGCTTATATAAAATATTTAGAAGATATAGGGAGTGGTTATGAGGGTTTTGAGATTACAATTAAAAGAGATAATTTAAAACCCGAGCCATCTGGCGGTTCTGGACCATTACAACTTTATACTCCATTAACTTTTATTAATAATTTTAAAGATTTTGAACTGTATTCAAATAGAGCTATTACAGTTGCTACTTCTAAAAATGAATGCGGATTATACAAACGATTTATCGATATAAGGAAAGATGATTATTTAGGTGATTGGAATCGATATGTTGATGATGATAATAAAATCTATTTAAGATTAAGGATTAATAGAAAAAGAACTTATCCAACAACCAAAATTGATGTAGATAATGATGGTCTGCAATTTATTACCCAAGTCATATTAAACGCAAATAATCCTTGGAAAGATAAGGATAGTGGAGACTGGGATGAAGCCTTTGATTATACTAAAGTTGCATTCATAGAACAAGTTAAAAAATTAGGATTGACTTATTTTAAATTAGCTTCTCTCTAATGATTATAATAGCTATATTTAGATATAGGAGGAGTATAAATGAGTTCTAATTTACGGGCTGGAGCACTTGAGGGTTTTATCTGTGATTCAGCCGGCAATATTATTAGAAATGCCAATATAGTTATAAGAGATAATGCCCCTGGCGGTTCTAATATCGTTGCATCAACCAACAGTGATGACTCTGGATATTTTATCACGACACCTTTGAAAAATGGAACTTATGATATTTATGAATCTGGAGTAAAAACCTCAAGGACACTACATCTTCCACAGGGTCTTAATATCCAATCTTGGACTGCCACTCCAGATAATGTCCCGAGTAATTTGCCAGTTTTTACACAAATGGATGAAACAAATGAAAACGATATTAATAAATTTCGTTATTATATTCAAATTGAAAATGACAATATTGATATTAAACAACTAGATCATTTATTTCCAATATATAATTTTCCAATTAATGTACTATCCAGTGATTGGTATAATTTTTCAATTTTTCATGGACTCAATCAAGATTCAAGAATAACTTCAACTAGATTCGACATTGAATATTACAATCCATTATTAACAGTTTCTGATATATATCGTAGACTGAGGTGGGTTGGAATACCAGCAATCAATTTTACCGCAGGTTCAAAATTAGTATTACCACTTGATTATTACTCAATGTGTTTTAATAGAATAAATAGTAATTCGATTTTTACAAATAATATAAAATATCAAGTCAAACAAGAATTAGAAGTTGTTACTATTTATGATGAATCAGACAATGATATGGCATTTAAAAATTTAGCCGATAGTATTGTTGTTGGTGATGTAGTAAAATTAACATTTTATCCTTCTACTACAACTACCACAACCACAACTCCAGCCCCTTCTGCAAGTATCTTTTATGGTATTTTTGTTAAAGAAACTGCTAAATATTTATCTCCAGAAGAACTGCAAGTACATCGTTCTTTAATGTTTAAAAAATTAAAAAATTCAAATTATCAGTCAACACCAATAGAAACATTAAGTGAACAGAGCGGAATGTATATAATAGCAACTAAATATGATGGTTTTTTTAATGGAATTTCAAATATAGGATCTTCTGTAAATGAAAAATTTACTGTGATAGAAAATATTTATGCTCAAGATGTAGCTAATGAATTATATAATTATAATGATATTCCTGGATAATCAGCCGACTGGGTGGCCGGCTTAACCTTCAAAAAGAGGAGCAGAATTATGGAACAAAACGTGCCTAATAAGGAACTTCAACATAAGGCGGTAGCTTATGCTGTCCTTCATAAAGACGAAATGCCTGATGGTATTAAAAAGTTTATTGAAGATCTTTACGGCTATGAAGAAACTGGCAAACGTCTTGAAGAAGTCAGAAGCCAAACAAGGGCTTCCCTCAGACAAATCGAAGAACAAATGACACAGTTATACGGATCAATGGATGCGGTAATAAAAATAATAGCAAGAGAACTTGGGGATGCAAAAGTTCTTGAATTAAGCGCAAAGTATCAATTACCAGAAAAGTCCCAGGAGTAATGCATGAGATTCACTATTAGTAAAAACGGTATCCAAGAAAGAGTGAATTATCTTATTGGAACCAATGATACAGATCCGTCTCCAGTTCCTACCATAGTTAAAGATAGTGGTCCTGCCACTTTAACTGATTGGTCTGCACAAGCCTCAATGATCACTAATATCAGACGACTTGTTAGGGGAATAACAGGGCAATCTTTAATTGGAAAAATCATGTCTGGTTTACAATTAACCCAGGCAACTACTGGGGGGTCAGAAATTTCAATAAGTAATGGTATTGGTTTTACTGTTGCTGGTAATATTATAATTCTAAATAAAAATATTACTAAAGATTTGTCGACAGCCGGTACTTATGAAATTTATTTGTTATATCAAGAAGCTTTCCTTGATCCCACCGTAGCGCTTGATTATCATACTTCAGAAGTAATGGGGACATCTTTAACGCCAATTAATATTCTTGCCGACGATATATGTTCCAATACAGTCAATGATGATTTAATTCGAGCACAAATAGCAATACACACAGTTACCTTATCAGAAAATGATGGACTATATCTTGGTACTGTTGAAGTTACTGGTACTATTGGCTCTTTTAATATGACTATAACTCCTGCGAATAATCAGGCAATATCAAAACATCTTAACGGAAGCTTTCAAGCAACACTAACTAATTTTGATACTATAGTGCCAGGTGTTGCTTATTATGAAGTTGTAGGAAACATATGTACTGTTCGCTTACCTGAGCTTCATGGAAATTCAAATGCAACAACACATAAATTAACTGGAATTCCAGACGTTATAATTCCGTCTGTTGCTACATTTTCCACAACAATTCCTATTAGTATGGCTAAAGGAATATGGAATCCTACAGCATTCTGGATTGATGTAACATCAGAATGGGGACTTACAGCAACAAATGGTGATGGTTTTGCGGCTGGAAATACGGAGGGTATTTGGCCCTGTACAATAATGTATTATCTTTGAACTTATATAATAAGGAGTTATTATGCACTACGCTCTTAGAGATGATCGTTACCCGATAGAGACAGCGGAACAAATCAAAACTGCGTCTGTTTATTTTTCTAATAATCTTTCAAGATTTTCTCCATCTGACAGAGTTGAAATAGCAACCAATATGGAGAAACAGGCTGAAGTTTTAGGTGTTGAACTTAACCAACCTTGGGTCACAAATTATAGTAGAATGATGAAAAAAGAAGCTTCATATTCTCCTGAATTTGAATCCAATATGAGGCGTAGAAAAGAGATTTGTGATGTTTATAATGTACAGATTTCCGTCGGTGATAAAATGGTTAAGGCGGCTGAAATGGTCGATAAACTCATTGGTGAGAAAAATCAAACAGAACCAATACATATGGTGGCAGCTGTGGGTGAATTCGATAAACTGGCCAAATTGGAATACCATTATGACGACCGCATTATGGATCCTGTGTTTAGTGTTTTTGGTTCTCATGGCAATCCTGATTTTGACTTAGAAAAGATTGCCTGTTCTCTTACGGCAAAAACAATTAAAAAAGCTTCTAAAAATAAAGATTTTATGAAAAAGGTTGGTTCATTAATGGGCGCTGGTTTTGCTACTGATTTTGAAAAGAATCCAGTTGATATTTTTAAATCATTACCTCATCCTGAGCAACAACTAATGTCTGAACAAATATCCCAATTAAAATAAAAATGAAACAATTTGTTATATTTTTATTATCTATTATTATCAGTGCAACAGCATTTACAGCGATTGACTCTGTTACGGCATCAAATATTGTAAAAATTATAGAACGCACTTGTAATAATTCTTTTGATTCAAAATGGACATTTTGTGCTATTGCAGAATATCCAATAGAAATGAAAGGAAAAGTAAAAGTTCCCGATCTTTCGCGTGGCAATATCTATTGTTGTAGGCCAGGAGTTGGTGGTATAGTATGGTCAGATAATGATACTGCTTGTATCTTAATAAAAAGATGGCTTAACAGTAAAGATACCACCTATCAATTTATGTGGTTTGCTTTAAATAAAAATAAAGTAAAAATGATTCTTTTAAAATGACACAAAATTCTACAGGATCATCTATGGATAATGGATTCAAGTTGTGGGCTGATTCAATTCAGTCTCAATTAAATGCTATGAATGAGACGTTAAAAAGTGTCAATGAAAATATGTTTAAAGTTACAGATATGGAAGCCTTTAAAACAGATGTATGTTTAGTAAGAGAACAACGGGTAAATGAACTTCATGAAAAAACAGAAGGATTAATTAAATTTAAAACTCAAATTTTAACCATCGTTCTTGTAATTAACGTTTTATTTGCAGGTGCTATGTTTGCCCTGCAAGTTCTACAAATGCAAAATCTTAAAATTGAATTTAGAAACGCTACAGCAGTTACTACGGCTAATGAAGTGCAAACAGTAGTAAAAAAAATAGAATTAAAGAAATTGGCAGATTCAAAATAAGGAAGTAATTATGAACTTACAGGATATCACAAAAAAAGCCTTTTATGATGAATTAAGCAAATTAGCAAGTGTCGGATCAGCTGCTAGATTATGGATGGCTGAAGCTAAAGGTATGTTTCCTAAAGGAACTGCGGTTGGTGAGTTTTCTAGAGGAAAACTTCCTAAACAAGGAGGTTTTAAAATTCCAGGAACACCACAATCTTCAGTTGGAACAAGTTCGGCTGATTCTTTTTTATATCATGTTGGGAAAAGTTTACCCATTCAACAAATTAAATGAATATATTAATTAAAAAAGCATTTTTTCAAGAACTATTAAAATTAGCCGATAATGTTGGCTCATATAGATGTCCAGAATGCGGTTATGACGCTCATGATAATGAACTTGATCAACCAGATTTTTGTCCTTATTGTGGAGCAGCCATGAACACATCCAGTACATCAGAAACTCATGTTAATTCATAATTCATTTTAACTAAAGGAGTGATTGTTATGCGTATCGATTTTGAGAAGATTGCTGAAGAGGCCTTTGTTGATGAACTAAATAAAATTGCCATGGCCCCACCACTTGGAGCTATTGGCCATGCCGCTAGTGCTGAAGGGTCACACGTATTTGAAGAAGCGTCGGTAAAGGCTAGAGAGGCTGCAATCAGAGCTAAAAAAATGGCACCTCGTCCCGCAACACCCTCAGCGCCAAAGGCATAATTATGGATCGAGATAGTTGGCTTGAAGATATAGAGAATATGGCTTTCAAAAGCGAATTGCAAAAACTTGCTGATAGCCCCATATATCCAGAAGAAAAAAATATTGATGAAGACGAACTCGAATTGGGAACTGAAGATGAGGGTGAAGATGGGTTTGTTTATCATTCAGATGATGGGATTATGATGAGAAACAATGTATCTGCAAAAGAAAAAATAGAGAAGTTGAGAAAAAAAGCTAAAAGGAAATTATGATTAATTTAAACAAAATTGCACAAACAGCTTTCATAGATGAGTTATATAAACTCGCCAACATCGAAGTTGGAGATGATGGTAAAGTAATTTATCATTCTAACGACAAAGATAATCCAAAGAAAAAAATGGATGATGCAAGATTAGGATATGAATCATATACAGAAGATACCGCAGCAGGAAGTGCTGTATTAAGAACGGAACCGTCACCAAATTAAAAAAAAATATTATGAATATTGATTTAATAAAAATTACAGAAAAAGCTTTTAAGGATGAATTAAAAAAAATAGCATCTCTTAAAGAGGGTAAAAGATATCCATCCAAGGAAATGAAAAAGGAATTTGATACTGATGGGCCGCCACCAGATTTGGATTCAGCAACAGATTATAGTCCCAAATATCCTACAGATCATTTATCAATAAAAACAGCGGCAATGGTCCCAAATAAATTCCTTGTAAATAAAATATTAACCCGAAAATATGTACCTCAATTTGGAAGTAGGTTAGCTAATAGGGCAGTAGAAGGACAACATTATTTAGAAATAGGAAGAAATTACTCAGCAATGTCAGATGATCAAGATAATCAACAAGGCCATCCAAGTGCTTATCCTACACATTTGAAAAGGTTCATTAAATGAAAAATCATAATTCTGAAAATAATGATTTAAGCAAACAATGTTCCAAATGTCCTATTTTAATTAAAGAAGTGGCTGTAATTAAGAATCTACAATTAGATGTATCTTCAAAACTTGAGACTCTTACCAATAAGGTTGATAAAATAACGCTTATTCTTTTAGAAAAATTATCCAAATGAATGAAAAGAAACTGTCAGAACGCCTACAAGATGCTTATATGTTGGGCGACAAGGATTCTATAGCCAAACTGAAGCAAGAGGCCCAAGAGAAGGCTGAAGGGCTTCAGAAGAGGTCTAGAGTGGCTCCATTGGCTGTCAATACACTTCTTAATAATGAAAATTCTTCTGTTATTAAAATTAATGAATTCCTTGAAAGTGCTTTTGGTGATGATTGGTGGGAATTGGAACATGAAACGATAGAACGTCTTCTTTGGATCAAATATGGTACAGCACTTGAAGATGCAAATAGAGATAAGTTGTGGAGTATCAAATACTTACTTAATAGTCAAAGACCTTTTCTTGATTGGTTTTTATTTAATCAAATAACTTTAGCTTTTGCTGGTGTTATAGCTGATTTTGAAGTCTTGAGAACGCCAACACCTGGAATGATAATTAATGCTGTCAATGCTATGAAACAATTACGGCCAGAAGAGCCATTTTCAAGAGAGGTTAAAAAATATATTTCCATCCTTTTAATTCATGAAGGTATTTATACTCCCCCGCCATCATTAGTAGATTTAATTAGTGATGAATTTGAATCTCTAGTAAAAAATTCAAATAAAGAAGAATGGAAAACTGTTTATAACAGATATAAAGAAATTCTTGAATCAAAAAATATTGAATTACAAGAAACGTCATTAGATATACAAGCGAGAAGATTATTAGTAGCTGAAGAGGCGGCTAGTGAATATTCTAAATAAAAAAAGTAATATACAAAGAATTTGTAAAAAATGTGGAAATCCCTTTACTGTTAAAGGTTTTACAGCGAGATCCACAAGTGGTGGCAGAAAAAATTCTGGAATATTTTGTTCAACTATATGTAGATATCAATATATGACTGGAAAAAATAATCATAGATATAATAAAAGAGGTAATGGTTGGAAAGATGGATATGGATATATTAGTTACAATGTTGATGGTAAAAGAATAAAAAGATGTAGGCACGTGATGGAACAAATATTAGGAAGAAAATTATTCTCTACTGAAAGTGTACATCATAAAAATGGCATTAGATCAGATGATTCTCCAAAAAATTTAGAGCTTTGGACAAGTAATCATCCCACTGGCGTTAGAGTTTCTGACTTAAATGAATGGGCTATTAATTATTTACAATCGCAAGGTTATATAATAGAAATGAAATTAAAACAAATAGCAATTAATGGATAGGTTATATTTATTATAACTTATTTTTTTTAATTATTACTTTAATATTTGGAGGGTTAATGTCTAATGATGGTTTTTCGGGAAACGGATTAGTAATACAAGGTCAAGCACCTGAGCATGGTTTGGATCGTCAAAGTTTTGCTCGTGGAGCTATACAGTACGATAATCCGTTTATGGATGAGTCTTTCGTCCTATAAAGGAGCAATCCTTTACAGCATAACCCGAATAACGGTTAATATCCTGAAGAGGACAAGACCGTAGCGGCAAGTGAAAATAAAGTTTTCAATCCGCTCTAACGACTGACAAGGGCTTCTCACTGAGAAGGATATACAGTCTGGCCTGCAGCTATAACAAGATGAAACTGCAGATTAACAATAGCGATGACTTCCACGTTCATTCCGCGTACCATCAAATCCATGTTACGCTTTACCGCCGCTTTTGCCCTCGCTGATGGGCTTGTTTCTCAATGTATTTCAAAATTAGCAGAATACCCTATCACTAAATTGATTTATAATGATGAAAAAAAATCAAATATAAAAAAAGATCAAACTCTAAGTTATTGGGAAGATCTTTTTGAAAAGAAAATAGATATTCTTCGTGTCCTTAAACAATGTGGCATGGATTATTATGCCTATGGCAATAGTATTATATCAATAAATTATCCATTTAGGCGTTTGCTTATTTGTCCACGTTGTAATAAAAGACATTCAGCGGAAGCGATGAATTATAAATTCAGGTCATTTAAATTTGAAGCATCTTGTATTACTCCCAAATGCGGTTACAGAGGAGTAATGGATGCAATTGATGAGCCAACAAAAGAATTAAACAAATTAAAGATAGTTCATTGGGATTTACTCCATATTGACATTAAATACAATTCAATCAGTGGAGATCATTTCTATTATTATACAGTTCCAGCTGATCTTGCTGGAGCCATTAGTTCTGGAGATAGGGACATTGTCAGAACAACAAGACTTGAAGTTATTGAGGCTGTGAAACGGAAGAAACAAATTAAGTTAATGTCTGATAATGTTTATCATCTCAAAAGAGCCGCTCCTCAATATATAATTCCATCCCAAAGAGGCTGGGGTATTCCTATCATAATGCCTATTATGAAGGATATGTTCCATAATAAGATCCTTAAAAAGGGAAATGAAATGATCGCTTTTGATCATATCGTTCCTTTAAGAATTTTATTTCCAGCCGGAACAGGAGATGTCAGCCCCCATCTTACAACGAATCTTTCTAAATGGAAAACGAATATTGAATCTGAAATTTCAGCATGGAAGAGAGACCCTAATAGAATATCAGTAGTTCCTCTTCCGCTTGGAACTGTTAATTTCAGTGGTGACGCAAGACTTCTTATGCTTACTCCTGAAATTAAAGCTGTTGAAGATTCTATAATTACAGGTTTAGGGATTATACCTGAAATTGTAAGAGGTGGAGCTTCATGGTCTGGAAGTAATGTGTCTTTACGAATCGTTGAAAATACATTTATTAATCATAGGAATGACATATCTAATGTTCTTGATTTTGTTGTCGATAATGTTTCAAGATATCTTGATAAACCCAAAATTAGTATCAAAATGTCTGATTTTAAAATGGCTGACGATTTACAAAAGAAGCAATTAATGGTTCAAGCATCGCAAGGCGGAGTTGCTAATGCTCTATTTTCAAAAGCGACAGTTACGAAAGAATTTGGTGTTGATCCTGATAAAGAATATGAATTAAAACAAGAAGAACTTAAGAAAACAATTGAAACTGCCGTGCAAGAAGCTGAGGGACAAGCGGAAGCTCAGGGTGCTGCAGCTGTTATTGCCGCCCTCTATCAGGCTGATGCTCAAATGGAAAGCCAAAAGAGACTGGATCAGCACGACAGGAAAAATATATCTGATAGGGACTCTGAACTTGAAAAAGAAAAAGCGATGAATGCCCAGAATGTTGAACAGGAAGCTATAACATTAGCTAACGGAACACAAATTTCAGTGCCTAATCTTATTCTAATTCTTACTCAACGTTTTGCCAGACTTGCACAAATAGATATGGAGGAATTCAAGATCAGGATGATAGCTATGAAGAATTCTACTCCTAATCTTTATCATGAAGTCTATAATAATCTTAAAGAAATGAATCTTATTCAAGCTGATACAATGCCGAATATGGATGCTGTTCAACAATTAACTCCTGGGCAGATTCCCACATTTACTCAAGGTGATGAAAATGCTGAGTCATCTCCTGACGCGGCTGCAGCTGGAGGACAACCAGCTTCTCAAGTACTTGAACCTCTACCGGAGGTCAGACCTCCGATGTCACAAACTGCATCGGTTTAATTGCAACCGTTGGGCCACCCACTGCTCCTCTGGTTGTAATTAGCGACAGGCTCCTCACAAGGGAGCCTGTTCGTTAATGGTTAAAAAAAAGAAGGTTTGTAGTCCCTTCTTTTCTATTTATTTTATACAAAGAATTTTTTATTCTCTCTCGCTTTTCCAAAATTATAGATATCTTGCATTAGCTTTTTATAAGAAACTATATCAGGTTGCTTTAAAAACATTGCATTTTGCCGATCAAACCCAAGAATCCTGATAAATTCCTTATGATTATAGTCGGGAAGAAGTCCAACTTGGCAATAAGCTCTGACAAAATTACGATTAAATACAAATTTAAATTTATGACTAGCGCGTCCCATTGAAGCAATTTGCCTTATTTGCGAAAGTCTTTCTTCTGCAAGAAAAACATTCCCCATCTCAAACAATCCTTCTCGAAAATCTTTAAGCATTTTAGAAGAATTATCTTTTCCCATCAATATCAATGACGTTTCTATGTTATTGATTTGATTTCGTTCCATCCAATATTTTAAATCAAGATATTGTTTGGCTTTCCATTCGCAGAATGAGTGCAAATAAGCAGCAGTTTCCCATGCTACCATTTCTGCACTATCTTTTTGAATAGCAGACAAAACTTGTCTTATAGTATTTTCATCATCCTTTTCATAATTATTTGTGAGGATAAATCTTATTGGAATATCGGCAAGTTTTGCTGCCTTTACTCTGTGTTGTCCGCAGAGTGAATAAAGTTTGTTTTTTATTATTACCATAAGACACATTGATGTCATAAGCCAACCTATAGCTAACATTGAAGACGATATTCCCTGAACATGGGAATCAATGATTGGCCGATTTCCTTTTATAAAGAAAATATTATCATAATCTTTTGTCTCATAAACATGTCCAGGAACAATTGAGGATATAAATTTTGGAATTTGATTAATTACTGGAAACATTTTATTTTCCTTTGTTTTAAGTGGCGACCTAGGCAATAGCCTTTTGGTCATTATGAAATTTACAGTTATCCCAAAGTATGGGATTATAATACTTTTTTAAATATAGATACCTCCTTTTTTTTCATTAAAATTAAAATAATAATAATAAAAAGAAGGTTTGCAGTCCCTTCTTTATCCCCCCCATATACTTTCTAACGTTATAATGTTTTTAAAAATGTTTCAATTTGGTTCACCACTGTTCTTAAATCATTTCCATCAATGTTTTGAAGACCAGTAGTATTGCCATTTTCAAACCAAACTTTTGCACTAACAGGATGCTTATGAAAAAATTTGTCCTGTTTATGAATTTCTATAATAATTCGATCCACTTTATCTTTTAAAAATGGATTTTTGAAATCTGTAGGTAAATGTATTCTTGATTCAATGAGATCAGGCACAATAACTCCCTTCTATGTCTTTTTTTTCCAGGGATGACCATTATGCCATGCCTTGCAAAACTTGCACTGGTATGGCACAATGTCATATTTTTTTTCTTTTTTTGCTGAATCAGCCGCTTGTTGAGCAGCCGCCTTGGTGGGATAAATTCTTTTACGCCCACAGAAAAGATATCTGGCAAGGATTTCATCCATATAGACTACCATCCCGATCTATTCCACCCTTTGGCTCATCCCACTGTTCAAGAGGCCCTGGACACGAAGGAAGATCCTTGTTTTCAAGGCATTCGTGTTTGCATTTATCACTTCCTGAGGTCATGCAAAAGAAATTTCCCTCTGCACAAACGGGAGTTTGAGGCTGTCTGAACACGAAATTTTGACGATGGATTCTCGTAAGTACGCCCTTGATAACCTCGAACATTTCGAC